GCCAACCCACCGTATAACGCCCCAGCGCCCCCCTGCCCGCTTTGAACGCGCCTTGTTTTAAGCCGAACCACCCACCTTGACTGCCAACGTAAATCTTTCCTCACTTTCTTACAACAGCTCGACCCCACCTGCTATGGCGCCGCGCCCGATGGCGCTCGGCGCCCTCCGCCCCTGGGTCTTTCTTCTCTTTTGCCACTGCCTGTCATACGCCTCCGTCCCGCCCGCCGCGTCTCGTTTTCTCACAACCCTGGTACAAGTCCAGGCGCCCGCCTTTTCCCCTTACGTCCCTCTATTGACCTGCTTCATCCTGTTGGTCGCTTCCCTGCTCGCTCGAGCAATCGCTCCGTTGCCCTCCTCCAAGGCCCGTCGTTCAAACGCTTCCCGGCGCGCCTTGTCGCTCATCCCCGGGTACTGCTACGTGGCTGTTTTGCCCCAGCAGTCCTATCACCTCGACCTCAAAGCCCTCGGCGCTTACCCCGCCTATACCCGCGCCATAATGCGGTTGGGCTACCTGTCTTTACAGCCCCTACTTCCCGCCCATATGGTCCGCGTCGGCACCTGGCATCGCCGAGCTGGCCAAAATGTTTTCCGCCTCATCCGCCGCGTCCGTATCGGCGCCCTCGAGGACCTCTTGCGCACCCCAATGGCCTCCGCCGCACTGTCTCCTGAGCTTGGCGCCTTCATAGCCCGGTCCCGTCAAGCCACCCGCACCCAATGGGAAATCCCCCGCCACCTCCATTCCTTATGCGCTCAAGCCGCCATCTCCGTCAACGAGCACGGCCGCCCTCACAACCATCCCTTTCACGCTGCCCTTCGGGCTCGTTTTGAGGGCCTTGTCCACGGCGTTGTGTCGGGCAAAGACTTTACCTTATTGTCTGCCAAGCCCCTCCCTGGCAACCCCCTCGTTGCCGCCGCCACCGCCATGTGCAACTCTATCCTCGTTGGCAAGGACTTGACACGCTTCACCAATGGCATCTTTGCCGCGCCCATTGTCACCACTTCCCTCGCCGTCATGCTAGACGTGCTGCAGATGCTCAACCCAGCCGACGTCGCTTCTCTCTTCGAGCGTTCGCCAAACCTGCACCACCTCTTTGCAACCTCCGTTATCAGTGTTGAGGGCCACTCCAATCTGCCCGACCAATTCCCCGACGTTTATAAGACCATCCCTGTACGAGGTGGCCGCCTCTACGTCCCCGAAGGCCATCTTGCCGGTCAGTATTTTGAACCAGCATCCGCCTCTGACTGGCTCACTTGTAGCCGAATCGACCTTGCCGACGGCTCCTTCCTCCATGTCACCGAGCTGGAAAGCTTCGTCAGCCACCGGCTCTTCCTCATCTCTCGTGTTCACTCCCTCCCCGAAACCCACCGTCTCTTACAGCTTGGTGACTGGATCACCATCCCTTCTTTTTTGCTTCCACTTGTTTCTGCACCTCATAGACGCTGCCGCTCTACGCTGCTGAAGAAGATTATCAGCTTCCAAGACCGCTACCCCGGCACGTCTGTCGAGGATTATCATGCCAAAGTCGCTCAGATAGAGGCCGCCATGCTCGCGAAAATACCTTACGCAGAAGGTCAAGCTGCTGCCCTTTTGGCTCACCGCCTTAAAGTCTCTCACATGCGCACCGGCTTCCGCGATCTTTTTTACTTTTTGTTGTTTTTCATTCCGCGCTTCGTTTATGCTCCTTATGCTACGCTCGTTAGCGTTTTCCAACATGGCTTTGCCATGAACATGGACGTTGAGGACAGCCTAGTCGTCGAGCCCCATCCTTACGACGCCGCCTACGCCACCCCGACCTCTTGGACTTCTCGCGAGTACCTGCCCGCTGTCGACCTTTATGCACGTTCTGGACACACGTATCTCGGCGCCTATGCCTTGCTCAACTTCTGCTGTGGCTCCTGGGTCGTCCCAAAGGTCATCGTTACCCACGTGGTCGAGACTATCTTCAAGGATCTTTCTTTTCCGGCCCTCTGGGCCCGTTTGCAGTTCTATGTGTTTGCTCTGGAAGTTTCACCGGCTCGTGTTGCCATTTCCACGTTTATTTTATGGTTGACTTATTTAGGTTTCTTCTCTGTGTCTTTTTCCGCTCCTTCTGTGGTCCGCCACGCTTTGCGTTCTATTTACCATCGATCTTTGTTGTTTTTGGGTTTGCAGGCGTATGCCGACTACTCTCTTCTACATTTTGTTTCCGCTGTGTACGGGGTCGGCGATCAACATCTCTTCGCCCGCCCTGGCTATGGCTATTTGTACCAGGGTTTTTTGAGTTGGTACGCCTTTTCTACTTTGTTTCCCCGGTATGTCGACAGTTTTTGGTGGCGTCCCGGCAACGTGTTGCATACCATCTACCAAGGCTTCACCAACACTTATCATTTTGGTTTCTTTGTTTGGTTGCCACGCGGCCTTTTGGTCCTGTCCATTTTAGGCTCGTTGCATTACACTTTTCTTCCGGTTTTGTTTGTTCGTTGGTTTAATTTTGTCCCCCAGGGCTGGTCCCTTATCTTCTTTCCGTTTTATCTTTGTCGGAGTTTGTTCGCCTTGTTGTTCGGGTCTTTGGTGTGGGTTGCTCACTTCTTCACCCCTGCAGCCCGAGCCACCCCGCTGCTTTTGCCTTTATCGACGCCTTTCAACACCCCCCTCGATGGTTATGGCACTTTCGTTCCCCCTCCCGCTCCGAACTTCCAGGGCCCCCTCCCTAACGCTCCTGCCGTTCCTGGCATCTTCGTGCCTAATTATCCACAACCCATCGTCCCCCAGCCCCACGCCGGCATTTCTCGCCAGCAAATTTACACACAAGCCGGCCCCCTTCCTGGTGCTCTTACTCACCCTTATCGTAGTTGGTTCTTCAACACGGACAACACCACGTTCCAGAACATGGTCAACGGCCTTTTTGCCCTTCCCCCGTCCGTTAACGCCCTCGATCCCAACTTTTCATGTTTCTGGCAAGCTTTGGCCACCGTGGTTGGCATCGACGCCGGTAAGCTGGCCTGTGTGTTCTTCGCTTCCCAGCCTGGCGGCGACCTGCTCCCCCATAACCACATTGGCCTGGTCACGCCCTCACAAATGACCCTCGCCTGTCGTTTCTTCAACGTTGGCCTGACTACACGTTTTGCCAATAACGCGCAGCCCCTCCCCGCCGACCTGTTCGTACAAGTTGCTGCGTCCCCAAACTTCCCCACTCTCAACCTCGAGGTTACCACTATACCCACCACTCTCCTCGACGCCCAGGGCGTCCCGATCACTGTCTTTCACGTCATCAACTTCCTTGCCCCCCCCGGTCCCAACACCCCTCCTGTCGCTCCAGGCCCTTTCCCCCCACCCGGTTATAACCCTCCTCCCCACCCCACCCTGGTCGGGTACACCGCCCCCACTCTCTCCGCCGCGCTCTTTGCGCCTTTGCTCGCCGCCTTCCCCGCAGCTTACGCACTTGGTTATGCCGCGCTCAATAACGTTGGCGCTCCCACCCCTTTCTCCACCCACTACTTCACCACCATGGGTCTCCCTCCCCCCCCGGTCATCAACGCCTACACTCCGTTGCCCGCCGTTGCCCTGGTCGCCACCGAAGACCATTACACCAATAGTCGCCCCGTTGCCTTAGCTCTAGGCAATGACCTGCGTAACAACCGGTCCATTTGGCTCACGGCCGACTCCGACCACGCCACCCCTACCAAGGTCTACACCTGCGCCAAGTTTTGCGACACCACCCGGGTCCGCATAACCCTGTTCTTGGGCGTACCCGGTTGCGGTAAGACCACGGCGGCACGTCAATACTTCGCCGCCAACGGCATCGACCCTACAGAAGTTACCTGGGCCTTCCCCTCCACCTTCGTCGCCTCCGATTCACTCTCTGGTCCCCCCACTTCCACCCCCCTTGGTCCATCCGCCTTGTCTAGCCAGTACTCAGATGGTTATGAGGTTTTCCGCAAGCAAACCGGCTCCGTCCTTGTGCTCGATGACTTCACTCGGTTCCCCCCCGGCACCCTCGACCTCCTGATGTTCAATAACCCTCATCTGGTCCATATCATCCTCACAGGCGACCCCGCCCAGTCACACTCCGCGTTCCCCGTGCCCAACACCGAGACCCGTAGCTACCCTTCCTTGGGCAAGTTTATCATGACCACGTTCCCTAACGCCAACTACGCCACCATCACTCACCGCCTCGCCCCTGGCGTCGCTCAAGTCCTTGGTTTTCCCTGCACCTCGGCTCGTCCTGGCCAATTACTACTAGTCTCCCAACCCCCCCCAACCCTGCCACTCTTTGTCACCTCCCCCCGTTTTGCTGAGACCAAATCAGCCGGCGGTACTCCGACCTTTGTTGTGTCCAACTCACAGGGTGTCGACATCACGGGCGACTATTGTCTAGACCTGGGTGGCATGTCCAGCACCATGCAGGACGGCCCCGTCCTGGTTGGCCTCACGCGTGGTCAAGGTAACGTGTTCCTCTCGTTCGATGCCGCCGCTCTAGCCCCAACTCTTGGTACCTTCAGCGCCAGCCCCATTCTGTCCAGCATCGCGGCTACTTCCGCCTACACTCAGCACGCCTTGTTGCACCTTAACAGCGACCCTCAACGCCTCATCGCCCGTCATGTCACTGAGCACATCCGTCGCTCCGTTCCCTCTTTACGTCCTACCGCCCCCCCTCTTGCCTTTGTAGGCGCTCGCACTGACGGTATCCCGTCCCTCGCTTCTGCGCCCATCACACGCGCCAACGCCCACATGGCCATGACCTTTCATCACCCCGCCCTTTCTCTCGATCGTTCCCAGTCTCCCCCCACCCCTTCTGCCCCAATTCTCCTCCCCCCGCCGGCTCTTCCAGTTGATCCCATTCTGCAGTTCCAGCAACCGGTGGCCAAAGACACCATGGATCGTGAAAAAACATTCCGCGGTGTCCTTTCCTACCAGTTCCGGCCTAATAAGCACTATGCTTCGAAGAAGCATTCTCGCATGGACCGCGCCACTGTCGAAATGTCCCGTGCCAAGCGTCTGCATTTTGCCACGCCTGCTGAAAACATCGCCGCCCTTTCCGCCCATTCTACCTCATCACGCTTGTCGCACCTGAAACAGGGCTTTACTCAAATTTTCCCGAAGTTTCGTCAAGTCCGTGACTTCACAGCCCTGCTGGACCAATGCTCTGAAGAAGTCTTTACTTCCTGGACCTCCAAGCGCACCCTGGCCCAGATCCAACGTAAACTCGGCTCGGAGTTCGTCGGCTGGACCCTGGAAGCCACCCGCGACTTCCTTAAAGAGCAGGACAATCGCAAGAAGGAAAAGTGGGGCTCTGACGCTCACGCTGGCCAAACCATAGTGGAGTTTGCTGCCCAGAAAACTTTTCGCGACGCCACCATGGCCTTGCTCATTGAGAAGGTCATTCTTGACGAATGCCCTGAGCACGTCTACCTTCATTTGCGCCGCAACGCTGAGGACCTGCGCCAATGGTCCGCTCGTCACCTTACCACCAACTCCTTCACGGAAACCGATTACACCGCCTGGGACAGCAGCATTGACGCCCCTTTCATCAAGTTCGACTGTTGGCTCATGGGCCAACTCGGCATCCCTGCAGCTTACATACAGCAGTATCTTCATGAAAGTACCAGCACTACAGCGCGAGGTCGCAACCTCCGCTTCATGCAACACTCCGGCAACCGCTTCACGTTCTTGTTTAACACCATTCGTAATCTGGCTTTGACCAACCACACTTATCATGCCCTGGCCCGCACACCTCAGGCTTACGGCGGGGATGACTCCCTCATCCTGGGAACGCCAGCCGTGTCTGAGCACTTCCGCCCCCGTGCCTGGCTGATGGCCCCTAAGGTTCAGCGCACTACCGCCGGCCACTTATTTGGCCACCTTATCACGGACGGTTTCTTGTCCTACGATTATGAGTATATGAACAACCGTTTGGAGGCCGCCATCGTCACTCGTCCTTACGACAAAGATTTCTTCCGCAGCTTTGCTGACCAAATGACCGCCCTGCCTGCCATCGACAACGAACACTATTCTCTCGTTTACCATCGCCTAATTGTCCATTGTACCATGCACAACCTGTCGCTTCCTATTTTGTCTGCTTACTCAGCCCCCGGTCTCCTTTCCATCCCCCACTCCATCTTTTCTAATGGTCGCAACCTGGAACGTTTCCCCGTTCTTTGGTGCGACTGACTTCCTTCCTTTCTCCTCTCTTCATCTTTTCCCTTCTTTTTCTTCTTCCCGTTCGTCCGAAGACGTTAAACTACACGGCTTTATAGTCGGCCATTTAGCTGGTCCAATTGCTAGCAACGGCCCCGAAAGGGAGTCTAGCACCCCAGCCTTTCGTTTCTTTTCGGCTTCCACCCAAACTTCCGCGATGGTCCAGGGTAACACCCTGTAATAGGGCGAGTGTCTGTCTTAAAGCGGGGCAGAGCCACTCCATTCGTCCGAGATTCTTGATCCTTCAACGTGCGTGAAACACATGGTACCGCTCTTCGTGCACCCAGAGAAAAATACTGGGGTATGGTAACAACCCGTGTCGTCCAGGCTGACTGGCCTGCGTTATTAGAAGGAGCTGAAGCCGCCCACCCCCCCAAATGCTCGTCCCATGTGGATGTCTCGGCTGGGCCCCGAGGCTGTGCAGAGGCCGCACAGAATCCGGTCAGAGTACTTTCTCTGGCTGAAAAGCACGGTCCACCCAAACAAATCCAGTC